CAATGGGGGGACAAGCGAAGGCGGGCTTATCAACCCCCATTGCGTTCTATGGGTTAAGCGACTGAGGTGGTTACTGCGTTCTTGATAACCCACTTGATTGGTGAGTAACCAACTGTGCCCGCATCGGTCAAGTTGCCTTGAGCGTTGAAATCGACCAAGACTTCGACAAAATCCTTAGAGCGTTCGATAACGGCAAGTGTGTACGCGCCCTTTGTCATCGTGGCTTGGATTGATGTTTGAGTTGCACCTGTTCCAGTTGTCCAGTTAAAGACGAGGGCTGGTTGGGTGTTGGTGAGGTAGTTGGTGAGCTGAGTGTCATTCTCCATGAGGATTGTGGCTTTGCCCGTTACCTCTAGTGCACCGAGGAATACCTGATAAGGAGTCTGCACATTTGAGATTCCATAGACAGGAGTTACTGGTCGCTTGAGATCAATGTTTCCATCTGTGTTGGTTGAGATCGTAGTACCAGCAACGCTGACAGTTCCAGTCCAGACAACGCTTGGAAGGACAGTTGAGAAAGATGGAGTTGGGGTCGATGCGGTAGCGGACTGCCATCCTGTTGATTTTGCATCGTACTCAAGGAGTCCGTCTGCGTTCCACTTGAGAGAGAAATCTGAGAACTGATGACCTGCCCATGAGCGAACGCCGGCACCGTAGAAGTCAAGCAAGGTGTAAGCAGAAGGTTGAGCATCTGCGCCTGATGTTGCTGAGTTTTTGAGTGCGAGGGTGTGGACATAAGGTGCTGAGCCTGAAACGACATCTTCACCAAGTACACCAGCAAGAGGGTAGATGATTGTGTCAGCGAATACTGCTCCACCGAAGTCAAAGGTTGAGTGAACGCGACCTTGTAGGTAGGCGTAATTCTTAACAAGCGAACCGCGCAAGCCCTCATCGTAGAGAGGTGTGAAAACATCTTGAGGCTTGACCGAGTTGGCAAGAACGGGGATATACGCGGTTGGAGTTGTGACCGCAGTTCCCTTTGTTGTCTCTTTAGCGATACCTACATACGAACGATGTGTATTTTGTAGTGCCACTTACTCACGCTCCTTGCGTTGTGTCAGGCGCGGCTGACTGGGTTGTTGTTTTCTTTGGTGCAGAAGCGAGAGTTACATCGGCGGAAATGATCTCGTCTGCCGAGTCAAAAGTATCGCCGGGCTTGACGGTCAATCCAAGTGTAGGAAATTCCTTCACTTCATCGCCGTTGTATTGATAGGTTGCCATTGCTCTCCTAAGCCTGAATCATTTGGGTAACATCGAATCGAATCTCTGCAAAGGTTTCAGTCGCTCCGTTGTCGGAAGTAACTGGCTCCCCGTATAGACAGTCAATCGCTGGTTCCGCGCCTTGCCAGACATTAACCTGCGATGAATCGCCGAAATTGTGACTAGCTCTGAGCGTTCCCTTGATGTTGTCCACTAGTGTATCAAAATCCGCCATAGCATCTTCGGCGTTATTTTGTAAAGAGTGATGAAAGATTTGCAGGACAACGGTGTAATCAACGCGTTTCCAGCCATTAGTTGCGCCACCGATTGCAAGACGGGTTTCGCGCTCGCTCTGGATGAAAATTACGGCGGCGGCTCGACTCATCTGCCCTGCCGTTGCATTTACCTGATAGTTGATGCGCTTTGGAAAAGATGTGAAAACTTGGTTGAGGGTAGGGATACTTGAACCCGTGAGATAACTGTAAAGGGTGGAGCGAAGGGTGGCGCGACCTGCTGCCATTAACGCATCCTTCGGAACGGCGCAAGAAGTTGCTTGGCAAGAGCTATGTCTGAGCCAATGATTTCTTGAACGCTTGGGCCACTAGAAGCGCGAGTTGTGACTGCCATTGTAAGCGAGTTATCTCCGCGAACCTTGAGAAACTCGGTCGTAGCCAAGATCGCAGCCTCTTTAACTGCTTGTGGCATATTGCCAACCGCTACGCCTGAAGCGTGGGTGTATTTCAGGGTTCCCGTGATATTAACTGTGCTTGAGCCGTAGGCGTAGGTGGGTGAAACGACAACTTGCTCGGTGTTTGCGCCGTCATAGATATTGACTACGGTTCCAGCCGTTAGACCGATTGGATCAACCATTGTGAAAGATGTTCCACCGGCGGTAGCTGAAGCGATTAGACCATTACAAAAGCCAGCGGTGTAGTTATATGAGGCGTAAATACGGGAACGGGTAGATGGTGGGAAGCCGAAAGATAGTGGGCCTTGTGATGAGTAGGAAAGCCCGACCTGACTCATTGGGTAGATAACTTGGGACTTCTCAAACCAGCATGATTGAAGTGCACCATCGGAAACGGCAGTCATGTTGGTAGGGGTCACGCCATAAGAAAGGCTATTGAGGGACACGATGTTGTTGTAGTCTGGCGAGAGAATGAGAAATCCCTCTTGGCTGATACGGGCGCGAGATTGCTCCTGAAAGTTTTGAGCAATAAGAGGTTGGTTCACATAAATATCAACCCATGATGAGGCGCGTTGGATGACTGAAGATAACTCTGCATCCTGTTGAGTAGAAGTACCGCCGACCACTAGGTTGTTATAGTCAATCGCTGTTGGAGCGTTCTTGTATTCAGCAATCGTCAGATAAGAACCTGATTGGAACTGTGTGATCGGCGATACTGCTGAAACCATTGTTAATCTCCGTCTTTATTAAAGGATTCAGGGTATTCACTTCCGCAACGAGAGCATTTGCGAAACCATGAGCCGAACCCGCAGTTAAGGCAAGTGTACCCTCTGTCATTATCGCCCTGCGTGTGTAATGCGAGATTTGCCTCTGTAAAGCCCTCTGCCTTTAATGCTTTTACATCTTTAGGATTTTCTGCGCGATACAAGCCGGACTTATCAGCGCGTAAAACTCTTGAACCTGATTGCCTTTTAATCTCGACTTCTTTAGCGAAGCCATCTCTGGGAACTAAGCGTGACACGATTTGCCTTTCTTATAGAACAGGGAGAGAGCCGATTAAGACCCTCTCCCTGTTGATTACTGATTACTACGCAGCAACGATTCCTGAAACTACGCCATTCCAAGCAGGAGCAGCGCAGAAGAATGTTCCGCGGAAATACGTGGAAAATTCGTAAGCAAACTGGGTCACCGGCCATTGTACCCCGAGATAATCTTGCACCATGTAGTTAGCCCAGACATCAGAGACCTCTGTGTCAGGAATTGGCAAGGTGTAAGAAAGAACCGGAGCAACGCCTTGTGGCAACCAGGGGTGAACTGTGAGTGCCAATGATTTTCCTGTTGTTTCGTTCACGATTCCATTAACAACTGAACCATAAGTAACGCCAGAGGTTTCATCTTGTGAAATCTGCAAGCGGTAGTTAGCGTTCGCGCCACCCTTAATCGCATCAGAAAGTTGCTTGCGGTCTGAGCCGTTAAGCAAAATCTCGTCTGGATCAGCCTTCACATTGTTGTAAAGGTTAGCGAATACAGTCTGGAACTCTGTGCCCGGATTTGTATTGCTGAAGGTTGCGTTGATGTTGTTGTTGTATCCGGTGTTTGCACCGAGAACAGTTGTCAAGATTCCATCGTAACCTGTTGCGTAAGCAGAGGTGTCAGATGAGGCGCGGGTAGCTACTGCACCAGTTGTGGTGTAAGGAGCTTGGTTACCTGTTACTGGTGTTCCTGTTCCACCCAAAGTAAAGGTGAGAGAGGTTGTGCGGCCTTGATACTTAGCGTTAGCAGCACCAGTTGTGGTTCCGACATAGATGTTGTATCCAAGTGCGCCGGTAACGGCAGCAGGAATTGTGATTGTCAAAGCCTGAGCGGTTGTTGCCTGTGAAGCAACTGTTGTCAATACTGACTCACCAAAACCTGTTGTAGATACGCCAGCATCAGAGGTGACATAAACATAATAGGTTGCGTTGGTGAGGGCTGTGACTGTTCCTGAAGCTGAAACAGCGGTGAGTGTAGGTGTTGAAGGTGCTGAGAGTGCGCCTGCGTAACCTGAAGCAGTACCGCGAGCCATAAGCATCATGCGCTCTTCCATCAACATTGTTGCGTAGAGAGTAGATGTGCTTGAGAGCTGACGGAGGTCTTGGTATCCCAAGCCTGAGAAGTTAGCATCGAAAGAAACGCTATCTGAGAGGCTGTAAGAGTTGTAAGGCAAGATGATGTCATCTGAGGTGTAGCTGATCTTAGAACCGCGCTCGAAGTTGATTGAACCGAATGCAGTTGTTGTTGATTCAGTAACGCCAGGCCAGATTTGTCCTTGTCCGCCTGTGCCTGTACCTGTGTAACCGGTGATGCGCTTGATGCGGTGTGAAGTACCGACACCCTTCTTGCGTGGGATTCGGTTACGAAGTGGTGTTGGGCGTGGTGTCAAGAGCTTTGCAGGTGCTTCGAGATCGAAGGCTGCGAAAGATGTTGAGAGTGGGCTAGTAAGTGTGATGTCCTTTTGCATATCCTGTAATGCCAAACGCTGTGAGGCGATTGCATTGTTCAGACCTGCGAGAGCATCAGGAGCGAGTGACTTGTTGGCTGCGAGAGCCTCAAGTGCGCCTGTTGGATCAACGGCTGGAGATAATCCGTTTGAGTTTGGAAGTGAGAAGGACTTATTCAGTTCAGACTGAAATTCATCCATACGCTTAGCGGCCTTCTTTGGGGATTCAACATCACCAAAGAGGTCGGCAGCTTTAGGTGCTTGAAGTGCCAATTTGTTTCCTTTCGGGGTTATTCCTCTGAAGGTGTGCCAGCCTTAGAGAGATATTCCTTCTCTAGTGCCTTGTAGCCTTTTGCGAGGATAGGGTCTGAGGTCGCTGATGCCTTAATGCGGTATTCAGCGGCTTTGATGAGGAGTTCGTTTGTGTCAGTTACAGCAACGCGACCAGTGCGCTTTGGGCCACCTGCGGCTGCTGCTGACTTAGCAATGACGAGTTCCGACTCAAGAGCCACCACCTTCTCTTCAGCCGCCTTTGTTGCGTTCTGAAGTTCGGTGATCTCAGCCTTGACACTATCGGTAGCACTCTTTACTGCTTTCTCGATGATGGCCGTTACTGACTTCTCATCAAGAATCTCTGGGGTTTCTGTCGCCTTCTCTTCAAGGAGTTCTTCGGCGGCTTCGATTTTTGCTTCATCGACTGGAGCATCGGTTTCACTTTCGGCAGACTTAACACTTCCACCGAGAGAGTCTGGGGTGAGGATTGTCGCTGTTGAAACATTAGCGACTTC